CCTGATCTCAACTCACAACAAAGGAAATAAACAATGGCAATTCTTACCGGTCCTACAGCTCGTTTTAAGCGCAATATGGGTGGAGTTATGTACGCCAAGTTCCCAATGGCGGCATCCATCACGATCTTTGAGGGTGCACTCGTCGTCCTCAACGCATCCGGCAACGCAACCAACGCTGTTGACACAGCATCACACATCTTCGTCGGAATCTGCACCAACACCGTCACAAACGGAGTCACTGCCGGCGCCGTGCTGGTCGAAGTTGAGTACGGCCACGAGGAACTCCTCACATCCTCAGCAACCCTCGCCGCCGTCACAGGCGCACCCGCCGTTGTCACGGACAACGACAGCGTTACGACAGTCGCTCTCGGCACCAACGACATCAAGGTCGGCGTTGTGACTGAGTTCGTCTCGGCGACAAGAGCGTGGGTTGGTATCCGCGTTGCACAGACCGTCTGATAACTAACCCTCACACATAAAGGAAAAATAAATCATGGCATCAGCATCTAACATCATCAACAGGGACGCCCTCGACGCCTCTCTGACGACATTCCGGACAGTCTTCGAGGAGCTCTTTACGTCAGCCGGCAACGACGCGATCGTCAATGCCTTCTGCGCAGAGGTCTCCGCTGAGGGTGGCCAGACCTACCAGGCCCTCTTCCAGGACTTCCTTGGAACGTGGCAGGAGTTCCTCGGCGCACGAGAGGTGAGCCCCTCACGCGTCAGCGCTCTCAACATCACGCTCAAGACATACGCTCAGAGCATGTCCATCCCCCGCAAGGACTTCCAGTACGACAAGATCGGCACGGTTGCTGCACGCATCCGCACCTTCCTCTCAGCCCAGAAGTCCTACAAGTCAGCCATCCTCCACTCCGCAATGCTCGCCGTCAACTCCGGTGAGGGCACGGTTGGCTACGACGGTGTGAACCTCATCAACACGGCTCACCCCAACGCGCCAGCTGGTGGAACGCAGTCCAACAAGACGACCTCAGCTCTCAGCCCACTCACCTTCCGCAGCGGATACGAGGCGATGACCTCCTTCCTCCGTGAGAATGGCGAGCCCTTCAACGTGGTTCCCAAGTACCTCATCGTCGGTCCCAAGAACCGCGATATCGCCATGGAAATCACGAAGGCTGATATGCGCGGCCGCTCGGTTGCTAACACCGGCCTCGAAGCTGGCGCTGCAGTTGTGGCTTCCGCAGGCGTGTCGAACGTCCAGAACGGTCTCGTTGAGCCACTCATCAGTGAGCGTCTCGTCGGAACCCTGGATGACTACTGGTACATCGTCGGCGAGGGCCCTGGCGGAGCGAAGCCCGTCATGTACCTCAAGGGCATGGATCCAATGGAGCAGATCGACACGGATCCAAACTCCGCGAACGTCCAGCGCACGGATGCATTCACCTTCGGCCTCATCGCTGACGGCGCATTCGCAGCGGGCGCATGGCCCTGCATCTACGGTGGGATCCTCTGATAATTGACTGAGAAAGGGGGCTCGATCTAGGGCCCCTACACAACTGGGTGGTGCATAGGGCACTCAATTAGGTTCGACTCCTAATCATCCAGCCGGGTCAGAGAGGACCCTAACTAGGAGAGAGAGAATCATGACAGACATCAGCCTAATCGATACCACAGAGCTTCCCCACGAGGGACGCAAGACATCGGTCAACACGAATCCAAATCGGCGCCTCATTGTCAGGGTGACAGTCCGCTCCAACCACCTCAACCAGATGCTTCCTGATGGCCGCCTCTACGGACCTGGAGAGCACACGCTCCAGATCTACAAGGAGGACCTGCCACGCCTCCTGGAACTACTTGAGACTGAGGAGGACATGGTTGTTCAGGCACACAAGCGGTACGAGAAGGAGCTCCAGCGCTTCCTAGATGAGAAGCCAGGCGTGCACAGTCCACTCCAGTTTGACCAGTCACCCTCATCCATCTTCCAGTACTTGGAGCACCGCGGCATCAGGCCACTCACAAGTGTGGAGGTGCTGGAGGAGATTGGCTCCATTCAGGAGGAGGCAGCCCGTAAGAATGCACAGATGATCAAGGAAATCCAGGGCGGGAGCGGTGATGACCGGTCCTCAACAGAGCTCCTCAAGCTCATCGCTTCTATGGCGGACACAATCTCAAAGCTCAATGCCAAGGTGGATGCACAGGCGAAATCAACATCGAAGGGATGAACCATGCCGTTTCTCACAGATGCTTACATTGAGACAGTCCTAGGTGGCAATATTGCGGGTGCTCGAAAGTACGCCGCAATTGCCCCCACCGACGCAGTCAAGGCCCAGTATATTCAGATGGCTGACATGGCTGTCGTCAGTCACGCCCGCAAGGGAGGCTACAGCTCTGTGTCGGCAGGGGTTCCATCAGTCCCAGCCACAGGTGAGGCATTCCAGATGCTGCAGGCGATGAGCTTCAAGCACTGGGCACGGATCGCCTACGGATACGGCAAGGACATCTCAGTTCCAGACACAGTGGCATCCTCCCTTCCTGACTCATCGGACCTCTACAAGTCTGCTGATGATGGAAGGATTGACCTGCCAGGACTCGATCGGGACCAGCTCGGTGGTGATGGTGGCGCCTCAATCGCAAATGGTGATGGCATCAGCACCCTCACATCCGAGCAGGTATTCAGTCGAGTCAACCTGAGGCTCTTCTGAGATGCATCACCCGTGTCACGACGTTGACTTCTGGTTCACTCAATCACTAGATATGGGTGGTACATGGCTATAAAGTATGAAGCTGGTAAAAGTCCTGCAGATATGGCTAAGAAGCTCGAGGCCATGATGAAGAGGGCACAGAATCCAGCCCCTGTCCTGAAGAAGGCTGCACCCCTCATTAAGTCCATCATGGATGAGAGCTTCATCAAGAAGGACAGTCCTGATGGCATGACATGGGCACCCAACAGGCCCTCGACGCTCGCATCAAAGCGGGGCTCACTCGGTGTGGAGAGCGGTCGACTGAAAGCCTCAATGTACGCGAGGGTTGTCGGCAACACTCTAGAGTTCGGTTCCTCAGGTGTGCCATACGCGGCCTACTTCAACTGGGGCACACGCTACATGTCAGGTCGATCATTCATGCCCAGTGGCTCCGGAGGGCGGTCAAAGATCGTCTTCAATCAGATCAAGCAGTGGCTGATAACATACATTGAGGAGGGCAAACTGCCATGAGCGAAGCAGCAGTAAGGGAAGTCCTCACAGAGGTGCTGGACGGCACCATATCAGGAGTCAGAGCGATCGACCCTGAGACACTGGCAGCAGACTACTACACGGGTGCTGACCCATACGGTGCAGCAGTTGGCGCTGTGGTGGTGCCCACATTCGACCTCCTGATAGAGTACGAGGCAACACCTGAGCAGATCATGCAGCCCTCACCCATATGGATCGAGAGGGTGAATGTGAAGGTGATCACCACCTGGCTCCTCGACTCACCGGCACTAGAGAGCTCTGAGTATGCCAGGATCAAGTCAGAGAGCGGTGACACGGGTAAGAAGATCAGGACTGCGCTGTGCTGGCCTGGAAAATTGCTCACAACTGACGGTGGCACAGTCACAGGAATAATAAATGGGTGCCTTCTCTACACAAGCTCCATAATTACAACAGATGAGGCTCCATTAGTAGGTGAGAGACCTGGCCTGCTGGTGACGGAGCACAACTTCACCGGTTTCCATATCAGCACAGAAGCAGTCTCCTAACAATAAACACAAAGGAATAAAAAATGGCCGTATACATCTCTAACATCGGTAGACTGCGAACAGCAGTTGAAGGCACATTCAACGTCGATGAGACGGCGACTCCCGCCAACTTCATTGACCTCCCAGTCGCTGAGGGAACGACCGCAATGACGTGTCTCCAGGATCACCTCGATCCTGCCACCATGCAGCAGTTCGTTCACGCCTACGCTGACTCTGACCTCGTCGGTGGCAAGAAGAGCTCCACGCTCAACTTCACCACACACCTCGCGGCCACAGGCAATCCAGTCACAGGCGCAGCAGCGATTCCATACCTCACCAACACATCATGGGCGCTCCGTCGAGTCCTAGGCACACTAATGGGTGGCGCGACATCAGGCACCCTCTCAGGTGTGGCACGCACAGTTGCAGTCTCAACGACAGCATCACTGATCAAGACCTCGACCGACGCATCGGGCATGGCACTTCCAGGAACGGCGATCGCAGTCCTCATTGCAGGAAAGTATGAGGCCCGTGAGGTGCTCTCATCCAACGCCACTGACATCGTTCCAAAGGTCGCCTTCTCAGCTGTGCCGGCAACCGGCGCTCCCATCCTCTTTAGCACGACATTCCACCTCATTGAGAACCTCAGCGGCGCACTCCCATCGCTCCAGTTCATCGCTGAGGGCGCTGCAGCCAATGAGGCACCCCTCGGTGGATCCATCGCCGCGGACCGCTGGGCAGCCCTAGGGACACAGGGAACGTTCGGTATTGATATTACCCCAGGCGCAATTCCAAAGCTAACAGTCCAGCTCCAGGGAGCCTCCTGGAACCGCCTCGCTGCAGCAGCACTCGCAGCTCCCGCATCCATCGGTGGCTTCTTCCCAGTCGTCAACATGGACTCCGAGCTCATTGTGGGCACAGGCGCGACGAACGCCTGCCAGACCCGCAACAGGGTCTCACACTCGGCATCCACATGGCAGCCAGGATTCGCTGTCACACCGATCACATCACCTGATGGCCTCAACAGCTCCAATGTCGTGGGCTTCAAGAGGGCACGCGGTCGTGGCGTAAGCGGCAACTTCATCGCCTATGATGAGCCGACAGCGACCACATGGCTCGCGCTGGACCAGCTCAACAACAGCGGACCGGTGGCAAACCGCCAGTTCCCACACATCATGCAGCAGGTTGGCTCCACAGCGCAGGGAATGGTGCTCCTCACAGCCCCAACAGCCCAGATCTCAGTGGTGCCAACGAGGACGGACGCCGGCGGACTCTACTCACAGACGATCGCCTGGGTTGGTAAGAACGATGGCAGCATCTCCTCACCCACCACAGACCGCGAGCGCTCGGCCTTCCGAGTCCACATCTTTTGATAACGGAGAAATAAATCATGTCATTCATTACAGACCAAGAGGCAGACCAACACCCACCGGTCGTTGCCACAATCAACGTACTCACCCTCGCCGCCGCGACAGCCTCAGTTGCACAGCTCGCAGTCTCGAACGGTGGCACCACACTCCCCGGTGCCCGTCCACGCTTCGTCACCTTCGTGTGCGACCAGGTGTTCGGCATCACATTCGGAGTCGGTGGCAACGCGGCGGGACCAGCTGATCCAGTCATCGCATCGACAGCGGGTGACAGCCGCACCATGGTGTATCCCGCCAACACACCGGTCAGGTTCCGCATCGATCCAGCCCACCGCTTCTTCAAGGCGATCAGCACACCAGGTGGAACACTGCGCTGGTACGAGTCTGAGGGTCCGCGCACGATCTGATAACTGATAATGGGGGTCGGATCCGATTGAGAGAGTCGGATCCGGCCTGGTTTGCATACTTACAAATGAGAGGAAGAGAGACATGTCATATCACGAGATCGATCCCACAAAAGTCTTACACTGTCACTTGAGCTTTGACCCTGCACTCGACGAGGAGGGCATGGGCAAGGACTTCGAGCGCCACTTTGGTCGGGTTGGCGATGAGAGGAGTTCCCGCTACGGCAACAGGGATGCCTCACTCATCAGGGTCAAGCCCGGTATGAGACCCACAGTCTTTAAGCTCCGCCCACTCCGCATGGTCGAGAGGGCAGCCTGTGATGCACTTCCCACTGCCGAGAGTCGGTGGTTGAGGGCACTAGCCTACGCATTCACCGGTGCGGAGCTCGGCAGTGCCCTGTGCGGCAACTCTGAGATATTCCACCCAGTCGCCGGCGCAACCGGTCTCAATGATGATGCGATGGACCTCCTCGGTGAGCGTGTGGGGATTGAGGCCCTGTACGAGATTGGTGCGGTGGCCTACAACAGGAGTAAGCTCGGCCCTTTCGGTCAGGGCTTTGCACCTCTGCCGGTTACCTCGGCGCTCGTTCGGATTCGTCAGCTCCAACACCTTGTGGATACCCGAGAAGGGGAGACATCCGACACGAGGACCACATCAGTGGAATCAACATCGCAAGTGGTGACGCCCTCTCCGTCAGAAGAGCCTGGTCGTGTGACTGCGGAGGAGAGAAGTTGACACAGCTCCGTCGAGTTCCCACTGACAGCGGACTCGGCAGGGCAGTGTTGGTCCTATCTGATAACATCAGGAGGGAGACAGGACACGAGCCTCCCACCTGTCCATGGACCTGCTACTCAGATCCTGTTGTGGGTGCAGGGATCGGGCTGGCAAATCGTTTAGAGAAGTTCTCCATAGATGTAGATGACCAGCCGGCTGTTGTTGTGGCGGCATATGAGCTCATCAACAGGACCCAGAATCACCTCGAAGCGAAGGACAGGAAGGTCCAACGGGCTCAGAGGGAAGCAGAGGCGAGGATGAGGGAAGCTAGCAAGCCATCACGGTGACACGACGTCCACTTCTGGGACACTGAATCGATTCAAATATGTTTCCATATGGCCTACTTATAGAGTTGAATAGAAAGGGTGTGGCATGACTGATTTAGACGTCACAGGCACTATAACGATAGAGGGTGCACCGGCTGCTGCAGGAAGCATCAATCAAGTCACTGATGCGACAAAAAAGCTAGAAGCTGAGACAAAAAAGGCCAATGCTGCCACATCTGCCGCTAGCGCCTCATTCAAGAATGCAGCAGGAGCCGCAGGACAGGCAGGCAGCGCTCTGGGTGCAGTGGGAGGTGTTCTTGGTCAGGTATCACCTCAGTTAGGAGGCATGGCATCATCAGTGGGAGGCCTCACTAGTGCACTGGGTAGTATTCCCTCCCTCCTAAATCCAACGTCGCTCGCTATAGCAGGTGTCACTGCGGCATTCGCATACGGTGTGACTGCATGGAATGACTACAAGGAAGCACAGGAGAAGGCTGATAAGAGCATTCGCGAAGGAATCATACCAACACTTCAGACTCTCATTAATAAGATGAAAGAAGCGAATGAGCAGGCAACATTCAAAGAAAGGGTGGCATCCGGACAGGGCACACGACTCGAGCAGACCGCCTTCCTTCAGGATGCGCAGAATTATAGAGATGTCGCTACAGCGAGACTTCGAAGAACAGAAGACTCGAGTCAGAGCTATGAGGTTATCGCACAGAGAGGTGCAGCCCAGGAAGAGCTCCGAAGAGCTGAGGAAGTAATCAACTATAGAAGGCAATTACTATCAGGCTCAATTCAAAGGGAGCAGGAGCAAACTAGAAATGCCCGCACACTCAGAGCGATAGAGTATGAGAAAGAAATATTAGCAGCAAATACTGCAACTGATGGAATTGCTAATGCTGGGAATAGAAGGGTTGCCACCGCACGCGAGCAAGCAGATGCAATGCGTGATATTGAGCAGGAGCGCCTTGAGGACCACGTAGACTACCTCAGAAGGATGAATGAGGCTGAAGAGGAAAATCTCCAGGCCACACTCGATGTGAATGCCCGCTTAAGGGATCAAGAGATTCGTGAGTCCAATGACACAAAGGATGCTGTAATCCGAAATGCTCAATTAAGAAGAGACTTTGAGGAAAATGCAAATCAAGAGCGTGAGGAGATTGAGAGAGAAGCCTCTGATAAGAGAAAAGAGCAGGCACAGAATGACGCTGATATAAGGATTGCGATAGAGCAGGCTGTGGCAGGTGCGGTGGACATGGCAGGACAGTCGATCGTTGAGAGTGCAAAGAACGCAGGTGAGTCTGAGAGAGAGATTGCGAAGAAGCAGGCAGCTGCCACAGTCATCACCTCATCAGTCAAGGCGGCCATCGAGACTGCTGAGTCCATCGCGGCATTTGCAACCGGCAATATTCCAGGTGGTATCGCACACGGCATGGCTGCTGCAGCATTCATTCAGGCTGCAGTCCTCGCTGGTGGTCAGAAGCTTCCTCCCGCTGAGTCTGCTGATAAGTCAGGTGAAGGAGGAACCCGCTCACCCGGTGGCGGTCCTCGAAAGAGCAGCGGCGGTGGTGAGGGTCAGATGGCACCCATCGTCGTCAATATTGGCTCATCAGGTCTCGTTTACGCAGCTGACAGAGTGCAGTTAGGTAGAGACATCGACTCCATGGTGACTGAAGCCCGTGGACGTATGGGAAGGGGAATGTGAGGAGATATGGGAGCTAAATTATACTCAACCTGTTGGGACTTCGCCCGACTCGGTCTCGGGGCTGTGAGCGGCACAAATGCCGCAGTCTTTGCCGAGGCCACAGTGCCCAGCGGTGGTGGCGGCACCTGCGTCGGTAACCTGGGATTTGCCACCGGTCTCTACGCCCACGGCAATATCGGCATGAATCCAACACCAGGTACCACCACACTCAACGGTCAGGTGCTCAGGCAGTGGATCACGGCCTCCGAGGCCCTGGTGACCAATCTGGACATCACCTTCAACGAGACCAACCAGACCTACACACTGGCATCCACCGGTGGCGTGGGCAACTTCAAGGTGACCTGGCAGGGTGCACTGGGCGCTGAGATCAGGGACATTCTCGGTTTCTCAGCGAACCTGGACAACGCCTCATCCTACACATCGACGAAGCGTCCGAAGTACATCATCGTCAGCAATATTGCGAACCAGTCCGATGTGAAGGAGTCCTATGAGCCTACCGGCCGGATTGGCTACGCTGAGTCTGACAGCGGTCTCAGCTACAGTGTGAATCCTGATAAGGTCCCTCTCTATCGTGACTGGACACAGCCCTTCGAGACCCGAATCGGTCCCACAAACGCGGCATGGTCAGCAGCACCCGGTGTTGGTGGTGCCCCACTCCGCAGGAAGGACCGGATTGGCCTGACGGAGTCGGTCTGGTGGACATGGGAGGACTTCTACAGGCACGTGAGGGCCTCAATACCCTTCAGACTCTACTCACCAGGTGATGCCGGTGGCACGATGTACAAGATGTTGGGAGATGCGGCACACTTCGATCCGACCCGGGTCTCTCCCGACTTCGACAACCACTGGAGCATCCCATTCAGGACCATAGAGATCGGTGGAACCTACACTGCAGGCCTCACATCTGAGGGCGGCTGGGTGAACGTATGAGCTGGTCTGATGTTGTAGCTACAGGTCAGGGAGCGGTCGAGTTCCGCCTGGTTATTGCTGGTCATCCAATTGAGTTCGTGACATCCACGAGGCTCGAGGGGTCATCGACAGATGGTCGTGTGAGGCTGTCTCGGCTCGATCGAAAGGGCATCAAGTGGGGAGAGAGCCTGGACCCAGCTGCAGTCAAGCTCTCCCAGAGTGGCTTCACAGCACAGATCACAGACGATCCTGACTCCACAGTTGGAGATGCATTCAACCGTGAGCCGCAGAAGGTGACCTACCTCTCCACCACAATGACAGCTGTAGCAGGAACTGCGGTCGTCCTCTCAGACGTCTTCTCCAATGGTGACACGATATATGTCGGTCGTGAGTGCTTCAACCTCACGTCTAAGGTGGGCACCACATACACAGTTGACCGCACAGGCTCATCAGGATTAGCAACTCTCTACTCACTCGGCTATCGGGACTCTGATGTGACTGAGCACACAGTCAATGCCACAGTTGGACTCACACGCCCTGAGGTGACATCAGCCCGTGTCGGCTTCGAGGGTGTCACTGTCTACCTCTTCGCATACGGTGATGGTGAGACAGGGGATGGAACTCTTGTCTGGACCGGAGTGATAGAGACCGAGCCAAGGCTTCGTGACCTCACCACGTGGGAGTTATCAATTGGCGGTGTGTCCTCCATCCTGGAGCAGAACTTGGGTGCAGGACTCGATGAGACCGTCATTCCACGTGGCATCAATTACTCAGATCAGTCCGTCCCCAGAATTATCCTCCAGAGGAGATCAGGTGCAGCATTCGACAGTTCACTTGTCTTAACTGACACACTTACCTTTTACCCAACGAAGCAGTTCTATGAGACCAATGAGGCTTTCTGCACTGAGGTTAACAATCAGATTGTGACACTGACAGCCGCCTGGGGCATCAACCAGCTCGACGGAGTAGCAGGAAGAGGAAGACTATTTGCTGAAAATACCTCTGATGGATATTGGAGATTTAGGTACCAGACAGGAACAACTCCATACTGGCTCAATATTAGCGTCAATGGACTGATCGATCCTACAATGAACTCCATTGGTGGAGGTGATCCACAGGGAAAGTTTTTCGATGCAGTCGGCACAAACATTCGCACACTAGCAGCATCAACTACTTACTTTCCAGCACACTCTGCCGTCGACGGTTCGGGAATAGGTTCTTTTGCACTCCCCACAGCAGGAACTGTTCCCCGGGGACAGATTGGATCACAGGTAGGAATATCTGGCAGAACTGGCTTCCCTCTAGAGTATGTCAACACAATTTATGTTGGTGGTACCACAACATTCGTTGCCGGTGACAATCTGATTATCACGTGGCCTGAGGTGACACCTTTTCCGGCTGCGACATATAACTATGAGGTCACTGCATTCGACACAACAACAAGAAAAATTACAATAGCAGAGCCTGTTCCGGGATCTGGCACTGTTCTTTCGCCTGATTACATGAGAAAGTTTGATAGTGGTACTGTTCCCACTATCAAGTCATCACGCCTGTATGTCTCCAATGGAAACGTTGCGGACTTTATTGCAGATATTGTCAGCAACAGTGCAACTGAGGGTCCTCGAGGAAGGCAACCATACGTATCATCATCTCATGTCAATACCACACTCACAACATCAGAAGTCGATAGTCTGACAGTTGGAAAGCCATGGGTCAATAATCGATACTACGGAGGCCAATCCACTGTGAGCCTTCAGGAGTACATCACTGAAGAGTGTAAGATGTGTGGTGCAGTTCCTTCAATTGGTACTGATGGAAGGTGGTACCTCTCCAGATTCAGATATGGTGCTATCACATCGACTCCATCGTATGTCATCTCTGCAGACAATTACCTCAGTGAGCGGGGCACAGTCTCCTACGAGAGGGGAGCATTTGGCAGCATCAATGTGATCAAGCTCAAGACGGGCTACAGTATTGCTGACGATGAGTACACTGGGAGGAATATTGAGATCAATGATGCAGTGGCTCTCTCTAGAAATGCACTTCCCAGAGTGATGCAAATTGAGCCTAAGTCGACTGTTGTTTCAGCATTCTCTAGGACAGGTGTGACTGAGGACCTCTTTATTGATGACATCAACGCCCTGGGTCAAATATGGTTCTCTGTGCTAGGTAGTCCATATGACACCATACAGGCTGTCTGTCCTATGACAGCATTCACAACTGTCATCGGCTCTTATGTTAATGTGCAGATCAAGCAGATTCCTGATACTTCACGTGGTGGAAGAGGTATTTTCGATCGAATTGGTATTGTTGTTGGTAGGCAGGTGGATCCGACACAGGGCACCGTCACACTCACAATGATATCCTCAGTTGCACCAATCACAGGATACACACCCTCATCCAACGTCGACACGATCACTCTATCCTCAGGCATACTATATGATATTCAACTATTTGATCCATTTGTTGGAGAAGGATGGGCGATGGGTGAGGGATGGGTTGTCGGTGATCAAGTCAGAATTGAGACGACAGGCAAGGCTTTCACAAGCTCTGTGGGTACTCTCACAATTGTGAATCCAACTACAGATATTGTCCGCTTCAACTGGACCGGTGGCACGATTCCATCATCTCTGGATCTCACATCATCTCCCACTCTCGAGTATGACTCTGCAGCATCAGTTGCCACAGCATCCATGCAACGATATGCATATATAGCCGGCACAGACAATAGAATCGGATTCACACCAACAGCAACTGATGCAAGGAAACTATCATGACACTAGGAAGAAAAGCAAGGTACGATGGTGAGATAAGAAATCTATTCTCAGGCACTCCAACCGCTGCAACTCTAATCAACCAACCCATGAGAATGTCCAGGTCGAACTATCTGGTCAATAATATCAACCACATCAATGATCAGCGGAGTCAAGTTGTTGTCAACTGGTCTGATAATGATGCTACTGGTAGAGGGTTATCTTGTGCTTTCAGTGCTGTCGATGGTGGATCTCCCACCGGACTTATTATGAGGGTAACATATCAGGCAAGACTCGATCCAAATGGAGTGCCCTATCCACTCCGAGTGTTTGTTTCCGGATACTCAACTGACGGCACATCTTGCTCAATTAGAGTAAAAGTTTCCGGAAGCACAACAGGCTCTGCCACTTCAGCAACTTTCACAGGTATATCTCCTGACTGGAGAGCTCTTGGGGGTGGCGCAATAAAATATAAGATGTTCACTTTCAGCGCTCCTGTAACAACATCTCTAGTTCAAGTGCCTAGCACAATAGGATCATCCGCGCCCTCTCAGGCTGTTATTGCACCGATTGAAATAAAAGTTGAGGATCCATCATTTCCCAGGCTCTCAGCTGCCAAATTGGTCATATCAGGTCTCTATGCAGCAGAATATGTAGGAGGATACTAATGGCAGTCATATCACCAGTTCCAGTTCGTCCAGGATATCCACTCCTCAATGAGGTGATATCCGGAGCACCCGTCAGGGCATCCACTTGGACATCTGCAGCAGAGTCACTTCTAAACTCACTGGGAAGCACCAACATATTTGTCCCATTTCACTCACCCAGGGTGACAGTTAACGGTGGTGCAGCAACTACACTCAGATTTAGGTACACACCCAATGGAAGGGCAACACAAGTCCGATGGCTTTATCAAATAGAGTTTACAGCATCTTCAGGTGCACCCCTATTCTTTGAACAAATTGCTGCTAAGGCATCAAAATCATCCACAATAGAGACTATTGCATTCACTTACACAAATCCAAGCCTGATATCACAGGTCCGAATAGTTGGCCTGATAGGTTTTGAAGATACAGCATCGGCAATTGAGGATACAGACTTAGGAGTGAATCCAGCCACCTATCAGATTAGGGAGCCCATCACAGCTCGAGCATACGAGTCCATTGGTGGCCTATTTGAGGGTGCAACTTCCAAGTTCAGGAGATACTACCTCAACCACTCGGACTCTGATGACCTGTTATCACACTGGAACACATCACTGACAGCCGGCTCATTCCTGGTGAAGAACGGAATAATACTCACACGTCGTCAGGTACCCACATCAGTGTACTGTCCCACCCAGTGGCACATAAGGGCAGCGATGAGCACCACACTGTACGGCGGTAAGGTCACAGTCACAAATAACAAGCCGGCAAACCAAATTGTCAATCACCTCGTCATGCCCAACACCGATTTCGCTGCAGCAAATACTTACTATAATTTCACCATGCCTAGATCTTTCACATGGTCGAAGGCGGCATCTGCCACTGCAACACTAACGAGAACAAACCACGGTTTCATCACGATGGAGTACATTTACATTGACTCCACAACAAATGCAACTGAACTTCCAATTGGCACGTATCAGGTGACAAGCACCGGTGTTAACACTATCACCATCAACACAGGTGTGGTGGGCACTGCATCCGGATCCTGCACAAATGATCTTCAGTTCGACGCTGAGGACTACAATGATAACTCAGGAATGCCATCAGCAGTCGAACAGTTCTATGACGTCATTTACCGTGTTGATAATGCTGCTGGTAAATTGTACGTGTCAAACGTGGCCTGCGAGGAAGTCCTCACATAGTAGGATGGGTTTCCACCCATCCCGAATAAAAGAGTGTCTCAGAAGTCAACGTCGTGTCACCGCGATATATGTATAGGAGTGGAGCTCCACTCAGAGTAGAGGAGAATAAGAATGTCGACCATCGTAACAGATCTCGAGCCCATCACAAGAGCGGAGCTCGACAGAATCGTTCTACTATCAGTATCACACATCCTGGAGAATATTCCCGGCATACCCGACACAGACCTGCTCGACCTGAGCCGGCTGCGCATCACCTACGACAGTGGCAAGTTCCTCCTAGAGCTCCTACCTCCCGCCCCTCCTGAAGAGCCCGGAGTCTAAGGGGGCCAATGGCGACTTTTACAATCACATCGACGAGGAACTTCGACTCGATCGACTTCGTCTCGAGGACAGGCTCCGACACCTACAACATCACAGGTGCCGGCAAGCTCATCATCAACACTGACACGAGGTACTGCCTCAACTCAGATGCCACGAAGGGCAATATGGGCATCCTCGCCATCGACCGTTTCACGACAGGTGGAGAGATATTTGTCGATGGCACCTCCGTCCGAATCATCCCCTTCTCCTCAGGTGGCGGACTCGTGCCGGCAATTGGCACAACGATATCACAGGGGGCGACGACATCTGCCCTCCTCGGTGTGTTTCCCAACCTAGCATCACCTCCCACTGCGGCTGCTGCTGCAATGCCCGCCTCAGGCTGGATCAAGGTGAAGGACAAGGTGGGTAATTACTCATCCGGTGCGCTGACAGGAATAACTGCCACTGCAACAGGTCCGGATCGTGTGGGCTGGATCGAGGTGGTTGCCGCGCAATCGATCAACTTCGCCTTCGCAGACAACGGCACATTCAGGGCATCAGGTGACTGGTTCACACTCCCAGGAGATCCGAGCCTGGGTGGCGGTGACCTCCTCACAACAGGCCTAGACTCAACCACATATCAGATTCCTGCATCACTGGCAGAGACCTACTGGGGTGGTGTCTGGGTTGAGACGGGACCGGGCACCAGTGTCTACAAGTTCTTTCCAGCATTCGGTGCCTCAGGCGGTGACTACGTCGGTGCAAATACAGTCGCCACAGATGATCACCGTGGATCGCTCTGCTGGATCAGCACACAGGGCCTCCTTAGGCTCGGATCTGATGGCACTAATAGGAACGGCTACCTCCCACCTGCCGGCTGTAGGATTCGAGTTCCCAATATCAACTTCATCATCTCCATCCTCGCATCAGCCGCAAACGTGGTGCCCAACTCCACACTCGCATCCCGTCCAGAGTTTTTAGTGTCTTCTGGCGGTAATGTCATTCTCTCAAATGTCAACTCGTCCTGGTACATGAACTTCTTAAATGGCAATCAACTACAGATCACCGACTCTAGCATTCTCGATGCCATAATCATCAGTAGATATGCAAAGTCAAAGCCTATCCTGAGCAATGTGGGTATTGGTGGCGTAGCACATGCAACAGGATACGTTAGCATTACAGCAACACTGTGCTCTCAGGGACTGGACCTGATCGATGTCGTTGCTATGAAGCCTCTTCCTATCACTAACGCATTTATAATCACACTGCTTGGTAACACGAACATTAACATGACTCGTGTGAAGGCGATCTATCCAAAACCGGCCATCGGCACAAATTATTACCACTCACTCTCACAAAATGACGGTGTCAGTCTAATTAGCTGCTCCGGAATTGGTGCACACGGTGGCTCTCTCACAGATAGAAACACCAACATTTACATCAAGGACTATGACTACACATCAGTCATAAATGGAACGACTGACGTCACACTTGCCGGCAGTGCATGGTCATTCACTCGTGATGTGGGACTGACCATCGATGGATTAAGCTTCGGAGGTGGTGGTCTGTCGACTCGAGTCGCTCCTGTTAACAGCGTATTTTTATTCGGAGCTGGCATGACGAACACAGTCGTGAAAAATATAGGAAGTCCAAGCTCTCCCCTCAACCTGGGTGGACCTGATGTGTCTGATGTGTCTTACACACATGTGACGCTCACCACTACGTCCACTATCAACACACCCAGTGCTCACGGCCTTAAGAGTGGAGACACAATCTTCATCACTAGAACAACAGACACTGCTGTCAATCCCGTCGGCACACTCAGGACTGTGACAGTGCTATCGACCACATCATTCACAATTCCCTGCTCCGCCGGCGCAGGAACAACAGGCACTGTCTCATACTCCCAGGCAATTTCTAACATTGGCATATCACTTATTCAGGCAAATGGAAACATACAGGACACCCTGGTTAGGTCTGTCTACTTCAATAACACACGCTCTGTCGGATTTCAGGCAGCTCAAGACACAGATGGCCTGGATGTTCGTGGCGTCTGGGTCGATGCAGCTGCCCGGGGAACCACAGAGCCACACAGCGCATTCAATGCCAACTATAGGGGAGTCAGACACCGATCAAATTTTGCTGCATCCACCACTATAGCAGGATCACACTTTGTCGACAATCACTTTGGTGACCTCACATCAGGAGGACTACCTGTCAATGCGACCTGGACGAGGAGCGGCACAACCCTCACAGTAACTGCAACATCACACAATATGATCACCGGTGACGGCATCATGGTGACAGTGTGCTCAGATGTCAATGCAGAGCCACTAGGTTACTCTAGCAGCATCACGGTCCTGGACTCGAGCACATTCACAGTTCCCTGCAATAATACCGGTGCGCTATCAGGCACACTGACATATGAGAATGTCGCCTCCTACGTGCTGTTCATGACCGGCTACTCACCCTCCCCTCAATCAACCGCCCGGGGTGATGTCAGGGACACAGTCCCAACAGCCACATACAGCAACTTGACCTACACTGCAGTGGCACCCGGTGTGCAGACAGTTTGGCAGCACCCAGACTTCATACTGGGTCACACGGGCTTCCACAACACACTTCCTCTATACGGTCTCTCAGGGGCCGATGCCCTGACAGCCTGGCTGTACGAGTACCAGATCAATAAGAATGATGGTTACGGATTCAGCGGCTGGAAGAATGCTGCACGTGCCCTCTCCTGCACACTGACAGGTGGAGGAACGGCCATCACTGTAGCGGACTCCTCGCTCATATCAGTCGGTGACCGTGTCTTGACCACAACATCCACCCTGTACACGGGATACGATGCTCAGGTGGTCTCCATTGACTCACCCACACAGGTGACAGTGAGCGTGCCCCACATCGCCTCAGGTGCCTCCGTCATCCTCAACTTCAATGCCCTGCCCGGTGAGGTACTGGATCCCAGTAGGGGCTTCAAACTCAAGCTCCGGAGGACCACACTGACGACAAATGCAAGCTCAACGCTGGCAGTCAGATTCTTCACCAAGAGCACGACCTCCTCTAGAGACATCCAATACCCTGAGTCAGGACCGGTCTACGAGTGGCCCCTCCTCTCCTTCGGCATCCCAGTCGGTCGCACCTTCATCCGTCCTCCGGCTCCCAGGGGCTTCATCGTTCCACCCATCATCACGTCCCCATAGTCAACCCATTCGGATAATCCGAGTGTCTCAGAAGTCAACGTCGTGTCACTGACAAATACTTATTGGTCGATCTAGCAGTCAACACTAACAAAGGATAAAGAAAAATGAGTAAGACAAATTCATGGGAGACAGACCTCCTCGCCCTTCTCTTCAACAACACCGCGGCCTCCCTCATCGGAAACGCCGGCGGACTCCAGCCCTCCTCAGTCGCTGGCTCACTCTATGTCTCACTGCACACGGCAGACCCGGGTGAGGCAGGAACCCAGACGACATCTGAGTCCGCCTACACATCGTACGCCCGAATCGCGGTGGCTCGCACTTCTGGTGGATGGACGGTGTCAGGCAACCAGGTGCAGAACACTGCTGCAATCACCTTCCCAGCGTGCACAGCTGGATCAAGTACAGTCACACACTTCGGAGTCGGCACAGACCTTTCAGGCGCCGGCAAGCTCCTGTACAAGGGTGCCCTCACACCCAGCATCTCAGTGAGCTCAGGTATCACCCCACAGATCCCACTCAACGGTCTCACAGTTACGGAGGACTGATCGTGGCTATAGCAACAGTCAATGACATTGCGTCAGGGCTCAACAGCTCACAGAAGCAGCCCTATATGAAGATCCTGACCGCTCCCAAGGCGGCTGGGGCCTACCAGAGCGCCTGGCTCGCACCGGGACAACCTGGAGCGGGCAACACACCTCCCGTCTACACAGCCGGCTCGGGCTACACATGCGATCGCACCACAGCCGGTGCCATATCATACACTAACGGCGCAGTCCAGAACTGGATCGCCAAGATGTCAGGTCAGTCCGGAGTGAGGGGAACAATCGTCCTCTACGACCGTCTCTGGTCCTGCAGCGGTATACCCTTTGGCGGTGCCACAACATACACAATTACCACACCCGGCTCACTCCCAGCCCGTATCACTGACGGTGGTGTGGGTGTTGAGGTTTGGTCAGAGCAGTTTGTGGCAGCGGGTGCAGCCTCAGGCACACTGACAGTCACCTATGTCAACTCATCCTCCGTTGGTTCTAGAACCGGTGTCTCTCCCGCAGTCGTCTCAGCCCCTGTTGCTGGACAACTACAGCAGGTGCCACTGCAGGTCGGAGATGTTGGCATCTCACAGATCACATCGACGATCAACAGTGCCACCTGGACATCAGGTTCCCGTGGTCTCACTCTCATGAAGCGCATATGTGAGATACCGGTCTCAGTCATCGGTGGTTCCAACACTTTCGACTGGGCGCAGGTCCTCTCGAAGGTGCCCAGTGACGCTTGCCTCGCCCTCTACTGGCTGGCTGAGACGACGACTGCTCCAACAGTCGCAGGCCTAATCGACATCATCGACAAGTGAGTCACCAGTGAGCGGCTCCGGCAACTACAGCCTACTTGGTAGCCAGCGCATCACCCGTCAGAAGATGGATGATGCCCAGGGCACCATCGCGACAGTTGCCCAGGAGCTCTTCTTTGGTGGCTCGGGTGTTGTCACAGCGACAGGAGCCTCCGCCGGCACCTCCACCGTCTCATCATCGTTAGGTGCCACATCATCACAGACAGGCTCCTCTACCGGCACATCGACTGCCTCCTCCACATTCTCATCCATTGTCACTGCCTCAGGAGCCTCCGCCGGCACCTCAACAGTCTCATCCTCCATTGGCGCCTTTGGACTGGGAAGTGGAACTGCTGCAGGCACAAGCACTGCGAGCTCCACCTTCTCATCGATTGGTGGCAGCACTGGAAGCAGCGCCGGTGTGGCCACGACATCAGGCAACCTGAGGGCGGATGCCCTCTTCACATCGACAGTGGCGGGAACGAGCACTGCGAGTTCGAGTCTGACGGGCATTGCATCACTCACCGGCTCATCACTGGGTGTTGCCTCAGTCCTCTCAGTCTTCCTCGCCACAGGATCACAATCAGGCACTGCATCGGGTATATCGACCGCAGACCTCATTGGAATCCTTGGATTAGTTGAGGCGCTAGCTGACTGCGCCGGCACCTCAACAGCGAATGCCGTTGTGGGTGGACCGGGATCGACTGGAACAGCTGAGGGAACATCCACAGCTGACTCACTCATTACATTCTCATTCACTCCGCTTCCTGACTACACACCAAAGTGCACCATCCTCAGAGTGCAGAGCGCTGGTTCGAGGAGGTTCGCCATATCATGACCATAAAGATTATAAAGATGGATCCCAACTCACAGCGAGACTTTGTCGTGGACTGGACATCATTTCTGGCAACCGATCCAGGTGATGTCCTATTCACAGCCGTCTGGTCTGCGGACCCGGGCATCACAATACTGGGTGGCCCCTTCGCACCCTCAACAACTGCCTCACTGGCCACAGCATGGCTCACAGGCGGGGCGGCAGGAAACAACTATCGAATCACCTGTAGGGCAACCACCCTGAGGGGAAGAATCATCGACTACAGCTTTATTATTGGCTCTTCGTCAGGCTAATAAAGCATACTTAAGGAGAGGAAACAAATGTCTGCATTCAAGATTAAAGACCCGGACTCTAGGCTCGATTACACAGTGGACTGGACCACATGGCTAGACGGTGACAGCATCTCATCGGTCACATGGATAGCCGCACCAGGAATCACTGTTGGCACGGGCACATATGCACCAACGTTCACAGGCACCTCGGCAACCATATGGCTGCTGGGAGGCACCGTTCACACGAAGTATGATGTAACCTGCAGAATAACCACAGCGCTGGGAAGGATAGATGATTACACATTCACTATTGCTGTGGAACCAACATAACACCTAGGAGACAGTCGTATGGATTATATAGCACTAACCGCAGCCATTCTGGGAAGCAGTGCTGTCACTGCACTTGCAGGAGGCCTGTGGTCATACCTCACCAAGAGAAAGCGGCAGCAGATCGACTGGGACAGCCAGGCGAAGAGCACAGTCATGAAGGTGCTGGATGATGAGAGGAAAGAGAATGAGAAGCAGGGTGCCCAGGTCGAAGCCCTCACGAAGCGCATTGAGTTGCTCATTCTCGAGAATGCCGAACTGAAGAAGCAGATCGCACTCCTAGAGCTCAAGCTGGATCGTGCCATGGAGATGCTTGAGGCACTTAAAAAAGAAAGTGTCAGACCACCTAAAGCAGTCTGACACCTCATAAATTACACATCGGGTCCTCTGACGTCCTCTCTCTCCTCTCCTCCTCCGTTATGACCCCGGCGGCTCAGCCCGAAATGGCTGGGCCGTCGTTATTTTTATCATCTGATAGGACTTTATCGCTGATTGTGATGGTGATTCCAGCAGCATCGAGCTCCTCCTGGGGTATCACCTTCGCAGTGGTGATCAACATGGCCCCGCGCTCCCACTCCAGTGCCTCATCCACAGTCTTTTCGAGGTGCTTGTCCCTCCACTCAGCACCCCTCTTCTCAGCCGCCAGCATTGCCTCAGCAATTCCGAGCTCAATGTTTCCATCCTTCACCTTCTCTGCCGAGTAGATGCCCAGCTCAATGAGCAGGATGACAAATCTCTCCAGCGTCAGTGGATTTCCAGTGGCCTTTAGGTAGCGAGTCATCTCATCAGCCGCAGCCTTGAGATCCTCATACTGCTTGTTATCGAGTCGAACCGTCACCTGCTTCATCTTAGACTTTTTCACAGCTTGAACCCCTCACTTTCAATTTCGTCATATGCGAGGTCCTCGACCTCGGCGTTGCAGATGATGCGGACCCACTTCGCCAGTGAGATGGGCTTGCCCTGACTGTATGCGAGCTCTGCCGCAGCCCTCTCCCACTCCCTTCTCTCGTCGAGTGTGATCCTAATGCAGTACGTGCAGAACTGTCTCTTGTTGCTGTTCATGGCGCATCTCCTAGTTGTTGAATCTTCTTGCTGTTTGCATCAAATAATTGTTCATATCCATTTAGTGTGAGATAGAGGTAGCCTGAATCACCTAGGTAGACCCAGTCTGCTAGAATGAGCTCATCGACGATGTGCTTGTAGTCCGATGGGACGTTGTGGAGGCGCCACCGCTTGATGCAGGCTATGCGCTGCAGGACCGCGTGGGCCTGAGGGGTGAGAGTGCCGTCATCCTCCCCTCCATTTAGCTTGTAACGACGCTCGACGATGGAGTCGAGGAACTTTTGCTTCTCTACGGTCATGACGCCCACTTTCGACCGTTGATGATGTTGTTCACGTGCTGGACTGAGACATTCCACAGAGCTGCTAACTCTGTCTGCTTGATCCCGTTGTTCCAGCACCGACGGATCGAGTCTGCACTGTGGGCTGTGAGTTTTCTGACAGTGGGAGGCTTCCTTCCCTTGCGCATGCAGTCCTCAACATTCTCCCTCTGTGTGCCGAGGAAGAGGTGCTCCGGATTGACACACTGTGGATTGTCACACTGGTGCAGCACATTCATATCCGACGGGATATCACCTTTGTTGAGAAGGTAGGAGAGGCGGTGCGCGTACATGCGCCCTCCTCCGCCCACTCTCATTCTGCCATATTCGCCGGGAAGGGGAGTGCGCCAAACATGACAGCCTGTAAGCTCACTCAAATCCCACTTCTTGCTCATCTTCTGTAACAACTTCTCTCTCTTGCTCTCTATGTCATTCATATTGTATCCTCCTGTTATAATAAGTATTACGTTGTTCAACAAACTACCAAATTATTTTCACATTTTTATTTGTCACCACGTTGACTTATAGACCACTCACTTGTCGGATGGGTTACCATATAGACTTGCTGATGGAGTCCCTCCTGTGTCAACGTCGTGACACTGGCGTAGGAGTTGGCTCACATTGCACACCTCCCGGCTCATCTCACCGTGCTCCCGGTGGTAGACGATTCTCGTGGCATCACGGCCGCTCATGTAGCCCTGCTCACTGTGCCATGCATCCTTGCCGGCGAGGGTCCTGAAGCTCTCAACGATCACACCCCGGAACTCCTTGCGCGTGGAGTGGTGAATGTGACCTGTCAGGGCGTAGCGGTGCTCGGTCTCTCCCCACATCTTGGGTTGCTCGGTCGCCATAATGGACTCCAGCGAGTCAATCTTCGCCTTGTCACCGTGGGTGGTCATGATCATCACCTTTCCGAACTGGTGGTAGGCTCGGTGAGTCAGTGTGGGTGGCACATGGACCCTGGGCTCATTGCGGTAGTAGGCGCCCAGTGCGAGGCTGAGCATGAGTGATGAGTGTGCATCGTGGTTGCCAATCCTGCAATCCACAGTCACCTTCTGGTGGTGCTTCAGTGCTGCATCGATGAGACCTGTCATGATCCTGAGGCCGACAGCCAGCACCTTCGCGGGGCGGGAGTCAGTCTCCATCCTGTGGCCGCCCCTCGTTGTCTCCTGCTTCTGGTTGTCAAAGTGGAAGTAATCCCCGAGATTGACGATAAGAGCCTCCTCCGTCCTTGGGCCCCTGAGGACGAGGTCGTGCATCGCTCCCACCATCGTCTCCTCAGCGATCTTGAGGTCGAAGTCTGTGCCTGTCTCCTCGCCCCATGCCATCATGCCGATGTGGGGGTCACCGAGGGGATAGACTGTGAAGAGTGAGTCATTCTTTGCCACCTTTGGTGCCCTTATTGAGCCCACACGTGAGGTCACCTTCTGGGGAAGCCGCTCCATTATGCCGGCAATGATGTCCTCATCTGATGGGGGTGCCACCTTCGTCTTCACCCACTGGGAGGTCACTCTACCGTCAGGTCCGAGGAGTGTGGATGTTCCCAGGAGGACGGCACCCTCAGGCATCGTGTCCATGTGGTCTCCCTGGAGGGGACGGCTGCCGAGCCACTGGGACTTGAGTGAGCCGTCATCTGCAAGCTGTGAGCTCACCCGACGGAGCTCGAAGCCTGCTGGAACTGGATGGACTGGCGATGTGATGGTGCCGATGTTGGAGCGCAGTGGGCCACCGGCGAGGCTCATCTTTGCGCGGTAGACGGTGCTCTTGGACACGCCAAACTTCTTGGCGAGCTGTGTGGTTGAGGAGCTGAAGCAGTCCCGGATCTCCTGAATCTGTTCTGCTGTGAGCTTTTGTGTGGTTGACATGGTCTCTCTCCTAGTTGTTGCACAACCCTTTGTTGTACATGTTTATAAATATGTTACATAATATCTATTTTACTAAAAAGAGCAAATTATTTTATACATTGTGCACTTTTGTTGCAGCACAAAAAGGTAAAACAAATAGACTGATACTGGGACTGGGAACTGGGATTGGGCTCTAGGTCTCTGACTGTCTGAAAAAGGTAAAACAAATAGACTTGATACTGGGGACTGGGGACTGGGGCTGGGGACTGGGGACTGGAGGCTGGCTCACATTGCACACTTCCCGGCTCATCTCACCGTGCTCCCGGTGGTGGAATATTAAAAGCCAACTAAGGGTGTTGGTGTGGTGGTGGTGTGGTTGGGTTTTGTACTCTATATTTAAAACTATCTCAATATAGGGAGGTGGTTGGGTGGCTGGAGCTGTGTGACTGTTGAAGTAGAGTGTGAGTGCCGCACTAGTTCGATTAAAAGCCAACTAAGGGTTGGTGTGTGGTTGTGGTGGTTGCTGTTATAAAAAGAACAGTATCAGCAAAAATAGTTGATAAAACTGTGATAAATCATCTGATCAGAGCATATTTATAGCTGTGGTAAACTAGGGGTTGCAACCTGGTTGACCGCAACCCCCAACCAGGAGATCCCTAGAATGACCACAAACAATAACGGAGAAGAGAGACTGGGTGGGAACAGCAATGTTCCTGCCCTTTCTACTTTCAAGAAGCGGGGCCGGCCCCAACTTTCACAGGCACAGAAGGACTGGAGGCTCCTATCAGTAACTGCAATGATCGAGTCATCGACTCCACACAAGTGGCGCTATCAGTTTGGCCATGCTGCTGCTACTGTGATGATCAAGGTGCTGGGTAAGAAGTACCAGGAGATTCTAAAGCCACTAGGCTTCAATCATGTGGAGGAGCACAGCGGACCTATTAGTGGTGTTGATACTCTCACATACTCCATGAAGTACAAAGTCACACGTGCATGGACACGTGGTAATGCTGAGGCAATTGCAGACCTCCAGTCACGTGTTATAGGGCATCTTGCCGGTGGCTGGAAACCCAATGCAACGAAGGGCAGCATCAAGTACCAGACACCGGTGAGTGATAAGCAGCATTCGAATATGCAGGAGGCCCTAAAGACAGGAAGATTCAGAAATGAGGTCCTCAGCACCTATGAGAAGAACATTCTCCTAATCCTGCTCCTTCAGGTGAAAGAAGGCTTCATCACTGAGTGGCACACCACACACAGTTGTGGTAGAAACTTTGTCAATGGTGTCGGAATGCAAAATGCACCAAATCGAGTGAGGAGCCTCATCCTTCAGGGCACCGGTGCAGAGGACAACGACCAGAAGGCTGCATGCGCAGTCATTGCACTTAATGAGATGGGCCTATCTGATGAGGACCGCGCAAATATCCTAGGACGTGATAAGATGGAGAGGCTGAAACTGTGCTTCGGGGGCATACCCAATGATAACGATGAGGTGGGATGGCGGCTCCATAACATGATCAATCCCCTCAGCTTCCACGGTGATCAACTTAGGGACCTCAGAAAGAAGCACGCATATAGAATATTCGCTATTGAGAGACACATTCAGGACAATATCGAGTCAATAATCAGGGCCCTGGGTATTGATGTGTATGTGTCGATTCACGATGGTTGCATCACATCACGTCCACTCACCTCTGATGAGAGGGCATCACTCAACATTCAGATCAGATCTCTGACTAAGTACAGTGAATTCGAACTAGTTTCAAAGAAGGTGTGGTCGTGAACAACGTCGTCTATCTAATCGATTTCCCCAGCGGCCATTACTACATCGGCTCAACAAAAAGCGCTGATTATCGTAAGCGTGACCACTTTAGAAAACTGGAGAATGGTAAGCACAGTAATTTGCATATGCAACGTGTCTTTAACCTGCACGGCACCCCTCAGTTCACAGTAATTGCTCAGTGTTCTGATCGAGAAGGGGCTTACAGTGTAGAACAACTTCTCCTGGACAAGCACTTTGGTAATGAGAAGTGCCTTAATGCTATGAAGTATGCACTAATTATGGATGATGAAGCATGTGCAAAGATGAGCGCTGCACAGAAGGGTAGGAAGAGAGAACCTCATAATGATGAGCACCGGGCAAAACTGAGCGCTGCAAATAAAGGTAAGAAGAGGCCACCTTTTTCTGAGGAGCACCGCGAAAAGATAGGCGCTGCAAAGAAGGGTCAGAGACATTCTGCTGAAGCCTGTGCAAAGATGAGCGCTGCAAAGAGAAATATGTCTGATGAGACTAGGGAAAAGATGAGTGCTTCACGTAAGGGTAAAATATTCTCAATTGAGACCCGTGCAAAACTGAGTGCTGCAACTAAGTTATATTGGGAGAAGAGAAGAGGAGAGAGTAATGACTGAAAAAAAGATAGATGGCCGAAGCCGCCGACCCAACCGGACACCCCTCTCAGAGGCGGTGAAGCAGAAGATTGCTGAGTCCCGTACGGGTCAACGCAACGGTCCCCAGTCCGATGAGACAAAGGCGAAGAAGAGCATTGCCATCAAGGAGGCACACGCCCGTAGGAAGGCAGAGTGTGAAGCCCTTGGTATACCCTACATGAAGCGGCGCAAGGACACAATCGCGCGTGAGGCCCGTCTAGCGGAGGCGGAGCAGGCGCTGCTAAAAGAGAGACTTCGTGAGGATAGCAAGACCCAGCAGGAGCTCGATGAGGAGCGCAGGACCAAAGAGTGGATTGCAGCGTACCGCGCGAAGATGCAGGCAAAGGCGCAGGAGAATAGACCATGGAAAAAGTTCTGAAGAAAGAAACTACACTCAGCCTGATCAAGGGCATCAAGTCAAAGATAACGGCACACCCTGCATACGGCGTCGACTACGCCCCGCTCCTCTGCGAAATTCTGATAGATCTCCTGGAGGCCTCTGAATCTAAATCAAGGAGTAAAAAATGAACAGTGTCGTCTATAGACACGAGCAAAGATAAGTGCTGCACGTGCGTTATATTTGGAGAAGAGAAGAGAAGTAGAGAATGCCTAGGAGGTCACGTAGGCCCTTCAGAAATCGGCTGTGTGGAATCTACCTCATACAGCACTCAGTAACTGGTAGGGCTTACGTGGGCCAATCAGTTGATATCCTGAGGAGGTGGGCGGATCACGCTGGTGGCAAGAGCTCAGAGCTCAATGAGGCCATCAGATCCGAGCCCACCCTCTTCCATTTCAGCGTGTTGGAACTGTGCTCCAAGGAGCTCCTGGGTGTAAGGGAACGCCACTGGATCCTGATGTACAGCACAAATACATACAACAAAAAACACGTGAGGCCCAAATAAACAGTGGGGGGCGGACATATTTATAGTGAGGAGGAGTTTATTATGTACAAATACGATCCGGATGAACAGTTAGAGTTGAACTTCGACCTACCTCAGGTGCAAGTTATAACACCACCACCCGCTCCTCAGGTGACACTGACAGACCTGGTGTTAGGTGGAAGCCTCGGACCACTACCTGAGCCTAAATCACTTCCACCCATCAAATGGGACTGAAACAGGGTGACCTCGTCAGGCTGAGGAACCAGTCGATGGTGTATGGCATTGACGATATGGAGCGCTGGGGAATTCGAAACTGGCGCCTCACCAGGGGCGGAATGTGCGGAATTGTGATATCAATTGGAGAGACTGTTGCTGAAGTGGGCCACGTTGTTGTTGAGGTCCATACACCTCAGGGGCCCCTGTGGACCACGTACGGTTCCCTAGAGCCGGTAGGAGAGGAAGATGACATTTAAAAAGAAGACTGACCCAGGCTACACCCCAATGAATCACAAGCGGGGTAGAAAGCCACAGGATGGTAAGCCACTGCCAGGCCTGGTCGGTAGGCGGCTCAATGATATGGATAAGGTGGCAATTGTGGTCGACTACATAGTGCTTGGCAAGGCCGCCACTGCAGTCAAGTGGAATCGATCCACAATGACCGTGGAACTGGCCTACAAGCGGGCACAGAAGGACCTTCCGTTGTGGGAGAAGGTGCAGGAGGGGGTGGATCAGATCTCATCCATACGCATGGATGAGACCAAGAGGACAGTGAAGCGTGTGGGCGCGAAGCAGTCAGCGGCCATTGAGAGGGTTGAGACCATTCGACTCGACCAGGCAGCGGCATCCGCTGAACTACTATTGACAGCCACCCTCAGGATGAAGGAGCTGGTGGAGGATCCCAACACGGATCCGGCGGTCGTCCTGGCCACCATCAAGACCCTTACAGACCGTGCCGCTGCCGATGCTGTCACCGCCTCCATACTAGGTGAGAATGTCACACCACTGGCGCAGACAATATATGAGGCTGATGCCCAAGAAGTGGCAGATGACAAGTGTGTAAATTGATCCGACTCCTACTCACACTTCAGTCTGCAGGAGTTTGCATACTGTGGGCCATGGGAATCCTGGACTTGCTCATACACCGGTGTGTCGATTGGATAATGGGAAG